TGAAAGGGTGTATCTGTTAAGCGTCCGAGCACCAATTGCCGTGAATGTTCTGTTCGCTGTGATATTAGATACGCTCAATGAAAGGTCGGACGATATTTTCGTGTCACCCTCATACCATCCTGTGAAGGAATATGTATATTGAGCCGTATTCGCTAACAATGTAGCCACCGCAGTTGCTGTCCCACCCCAGTTAATCTTCTCAGACGTCTTATTGATAGTGTTGATATAATCACCTTTCGAATAAGTAACAGTCCAAGTCGATGTGGCTTGCGTGATAGTTACTGTTCCAGTCACTGAAGATGTCGAACCCGTTACAGAAACTTTTCCTGTACGTTTCCCCACAGTATTCTTTGGGATTGGAATTTGCATTGAAAAGACGAACTCATCAACCGCTCCTGGGTCGTCAGGTATTGACGTCCCGTTCACAGTCAATAAGCCATTAGCGGTATAATTCGCAGGAAGAACAATAGGGATATCATTCCCTGTCCCAAGGGAAAAGGTTATCTTCGGTGAGTTGCTTTTTCCAGAAACAGTTATCGTCGAAGCACCTTCCCCCACGTCAAATGACGTTTGGTCCAGAGTGATATATTCGGCAGTTGGCTCTTGCTTTACTTGGTACGATTCTGCCGCTTCAATTCCTTTGACGACAGCGGTAACGACTGTCTGGCGTTCCAAGCGTCCTTTATGGATTGTGCCTGAATTCGTCAGAGTAGCGTTTCCCTCTCCCGCCATAGGATTTACGGTCAACCAAGAATCTTTCGCCATACCTTAAATTCTTTTTAAATAGTTACTAACTAACAGTCCAAGGCACATTCGTACTAACTTGGAATGTCTTACTTCCACCAGCAGCGTCGTAATCCAACGAGGTCGGTGTAACATCAAGATAATTAATCTTAGCAACCAGACTCACTGCTTCTTGAGCTGTAAATGTATAGGTTGCGTTCGAACTCACCTTAGATGAACCACTGTACCAACCGTCAAATACGTCACCACTCTTCAACAAGTTACATTTCGCAGTAACTTGGTCTCCAACGTTCACTTCCGCTGTTGCTGTCGCTCCCGCAGTACCATTATTGATTTGAACCGTTCCTCGGCTTGTGACATCGGAATTAACTGAAAGAGTAACTTGGAACGCACCCTTCGCAATGTCTTTCAACATCACATAGTCATTATTTCCGTAGGAAGCCAAAGAATCAGCGTCAAATTTATTGGTCGCGATAAGTTCTTTCTTGCGGACGTAATCGTTAGCAGCCACGCCAATATCGCCAGGAGTTATCCCAACGCTGTCGGTAGCCTGTTTCGATGTCGCATACGGATTATTTGCCATGATTAAGAAGTTTTTCCAGCACCTGACTGGCAATCTACATATTTCTTGAAAACGATATTTCCTGATACGGAATTAATCTTGTCGATAATTCCTTGCCCAGTGAGTTTATCAAGAATGTTCTTTTCCGTCAGATTGTTCAAAATGCTTGACGGATTGTCTTGCTGAGTCTGAACCACTGTCAGCAGTTCGTCGACCTTTGCTCCTGTAAATTTCGATTTGTACGCCATATCTTTTTATTTTAATGGTTATTCTTTCAATACACCAAAGTCCTCCCCAGTACTATCCTGGAACGGCTCGTCACTATCAAAAGGAATGAACGGTTCCCGAAGACCCAGTTGAGTAATCGTAAAGGAAGATGTCAAGGGGATAGTCCCTTCGGTGATTTTACCTGTTACAGTCATTCTCCTGTCGAACCCCTCATTCGTTTCAACTGAAAGAGGGACAGCAGCCGTCATGACTGACGGCTGTGCCTCTACTTTGCTTTTCTTTAACCGTTTCTTTCCCATTATTTCTAAACGTGTTAGGACAATTCCCAAGAAGTATTAGAAACGATGGTCTGAGATACGGCAGCACCACTGGCTTCAAGAGTAATTGTCTCCTGACCGAATGAGAATACAGGGTCACCAGCAGATTGCTTGATTTGAATCTGAGCCGACTGACCTCCAGCGGTCGTTACTTTCATTGCTGCAGTCAATTCGTCAATTGTCGTATTTGCTGAAATTCCAGTGAAAGTGATACTGAACTCAAACTCCTGCTGTGCTCCAGGGTCGCCAGTGATAGCCACATTATTGGTGGTTTCTACTCCACCAGCGGTGTACTTCGAAGGAAGAGTCAATTTAAGACCTCCTGCAACCACCGCACGAGTCTCAAGGTTAACCAATTCGAAGTTCAACTTCGAAGAGTTGGTTTTACCTGTAATCGTCAGAGTTCCACCTGCTTTTCCAACAGTTGTTTCTGCTCCATTCGTAAATGAAACGAACTCAGGTTTTCCTTTCTGGATAACCTTGTAAGTCTTGTTTGGCGAAACCCCAACCGCCACACTTGTTACAGTCGTCTCACGTTGTTCACGACCTGTGTGAACTGTACCCGTGTTCTGAACTGTCGCATTACCGTTTCCCGAAGTGGGATTGACGGTCAACCATGCTGCCTTTGCCATAATAACAAACGATTTTATAATTAAAACTAAATTTTATCACCAACAAAGATACAAATAATTAGGGAGAAATACTACTCCAATCTCCAAGGGGTCTTCGCTTCAATCTCCTGTTCACCTTTGTTGTTCATCTCATCAAGCCATACATATCCCGAACCAAACTTGAACAATTCGTCACCAACTGATAACACCCAATCAGTATTCGAATAGATAGTGTTCTCGCCTGTTGCTAACAGGGAATCCAGCCATACATACGGGTTCGAAAATTCGAAATATTTATCCAAAGGAGGCGGAACCCATCCTGGGTCTGACCCAACAGGTATCGCATCTTCAATAATAAATCTTCTCACAATTTCAGGTCGAATGATAGAAGCATAATCACCAATATCCTCAACCTCTATTGATACGTTCTTCACCAATATCGGCTGTGGAAACAGAGCGTTTTCCGCTATTAATTCATTCGTGCTGAAATCGAAGTAAGCGAACTCCTCTTCGAATGTATTTCTGGCTCCAATGAGCAACGCATATATAACTTCCCCCATCAGAATTGACTCAAGCATATTCTCACTGAAGCACATCAAATCAATCTTCGACAAGGCTGGCTGACGGAACCCCTCACGTTCATATTCAGTTGCGCCAAACGTGTCTAATACGGGTGCGCCATAACCGCCAAGCGGTGCTGGCTTATCCGTTGAACGTCCTGGCTCCCTTACGATAATACAGGGAAGATGGCTTTTATCCTTCGGATACTCCATCTTTACCTGTATCTTTCTGGGACTCGTATTAGTTCTCAGGAACAGTTTCTTTGCTTGCTCATAGAAGTCAAAAGAGCCGTCCCTCGTCCCATAGAACATATGGTAGAGGAAAGTCTCATGCTCCGGCACACTTTCGTAATCATACTGAATGTACTGAAGCAACCCATCGACTATCTGTTTTATTCTCGCAATTAAAATCATCTTTATAATTGATTTAAAAATTCATCAATCGCCATGTCAGCAACCTCAAACACCTGTGCCTCGTCGAGTGCCCTGTCCATGAACTTCCGAGGTTCAAATCCCGGATTTATCCAACTTAACGGGTCGCTCTTATCACTCACTCTTCGAAATGTGAAGTATCCTCCACGGTTCTCCTTATCAGTAGAAGCGATATCAATTCGTACGAGTCCTTGATATTGAGGTGCTTTGTGAGTATAAGCCGGAATGATTCCTTCGGCTGTTTGAATAGGTTTACGCTGCCCGAGTTGTGCGTACTGTGTAGGAAGTTGATTCTTCTTCACAGGCTTCCTGCCATTACCCTTTGCAATATCGTAAATCTCTTTCGGCAGCCGATTTTGAAACACCATTGATTCCGCCACAGCGTCAGGAGTAGCGTACCGAAACGGAATTGTCAGATACCAACCCCCACTCGCAGATGTCTTCTTCTTTGAGGAGTTGGAAAATCCTGGCTTCATGTCAAAGGGAGCCTTCCCCTCTTCAAGAGCCAAAGCCAACCCGTCCTGTCCGGGAGCAAGCCCAAACACCACTTCCGTCGGGCTCACCCTATCAACGTACATGGCATTCTTATACAGTTTTCGGGTCTTCTTTAACTCTCTATTGACAAGGTTCTCCCACTTGTTTACATACTCAGTCACCACCCGATTGATAATCTCGCCACCGAGTTCCTGAGCCTGCGAACCTGTAAGAGCAAACTCCGCTACGATTTCACTCAAATCAACGTGTATCGGAATCATTGTCGTCGTTATATATTATTCCACTTCCATCGTAATTAGGACGCTGCATGTCTATTAGGTGAGTTCTCCGTCCCACACCCTGTATCGGCATCTTGAGGATTTGAAACTGTCCGCTCTTCTTATCCTTACCTAACGAGGCTCGGATTTCGTGAGGCATATCAATGATGTGGTATTCCACCCTGTGTTTGTACAGGACTGAAACACCTGTCTCTGGAGGAACGTTCCCAGGAGCAAATCTCAAGCAATACGGGTTCTCGGGAACTATCTCATAGACTGATGGGTCTAACTTGATTAACGGGGACTCGGAATCCTTAAAGGTGTACACTGCCACGATACCATCCTCTATTGGGGCATAAGAGAGAAAAACAGCAACCTCGTCACCTATCATCTCCCTCGCCACCAATATTTCCGTAAACGAAGCATATTCATCCTCTACCGTCACTCTATCAAAGTAGGAAAGGAAGTCTTTATCTTCATCCCGAACGGTTATCGCAGCCGTACCCATCAATTCCGGAGCCCATTGAACGTACTGTGTATTCCTGTTCAGGCCTGTTACAAGTGCTTTGGTTCTCCTCGGATTTACGAAGAAGTATCCAAAGCCGTGACAGTTCTGACAATCAGGTAACGGACTGCCCGAGTTTCCCTGACATGGACAGCGTATTGCCTTTTCACAGATTATATCATATCCGTGCGCCCAAATAACTGAATTGAAGTCATTCGGGCGAAAACTCACTTGAGGCTGTCCATATAAGGACTGCTCGGGAGCCTCTGATATAGGTCTTTGTCCTGCCATTATACGTATCTCCTTTCATTATTAAAACGCTCATTCTGTGAGCGACTCATCTTTAACCGTGTTTCCGCAGAATGCTTTCTTCCAAGAAAAGGCTTTCGACCTTTTCTGGCTTCTGACATCTTCCTACGAGTTTCCTCAGAATGTTTCTTACCAACATGAGCAGCAAGTAACTTCTCCTTGATATATTCCGGCATCGGAACCCCTTTATTCCACGGAGTTTTCCCTTTGTGAATTTTCGACATTTTCTGCCTAAACTCTTCTGTCACTTCTTTACCTGTGCCGTCGCCACCTGGAGTTGAATTGTACCCGTTTTTATACGAATCAAAGTGTTCAATACAGGCTTTCTCAAACAAAGGTAATCTTTCAATAGGAACATCGTCAAGCAAGCATTCCATGTGAAAATGTTCTTCGCCATATTTTCTAATCGCTGAATGAAATTGAAACTTATCTTTGTGATTCAACGACGCATATACGTGTTCATGAAATCTTCTCGAAAGTCTTCTTGAAGTTATTCCCACATATACTTTATCGTTTATGTCATTCCAGATAATATACAATTTCCCACCTCTTAGCATACCACGAATTTTATTTCATCATAAATTAACTTTATTCGCTTCACTGTCTCCTTGATTTCACGTTCATACTGAACCAATCTCGCCCCATATCCTGCGTTGGTTGCTGATGATGTTGAACTAATTGATTGACTCAACCCGTCAACCCCTATCGACTGGGCAGCGATACCCGCACCCAATATCAAGTCACCAGCAATTCCAAGTGGTCCGAACGTAGCCAATTTCCCCGTCAGATTGATTAGGTCCATAGGCATATGGTCGAGGTCGAAGCCTGTAATATACTGGAAGTCCCAATAGTCCGGAATCATCCTGAAGTGCTGACTTCCTAATTGGGTTGTCAGACCACTCAAAATGACCTCAGCATTGGCAGTAGCAACAGCCGAACCCGTAGGAACGATTGAAACTCTTCGCTTATATAGACCATAACTGTTCTGATGAGTTGTCAGCCATTGTGTCGGATAGGAAATTTGCTCAAGATTGTTGAACCGTCCCGTCAACGATATCGGTTTGTTGACGGGATAGTTCGTGAACAGAATAGGGAAACTCTGCCAATAGTCGGCTCGGTAAAATGTCAACTTCTCTTGGTCAATGAACTGGCGCATCAGTTTCAGGTTGAAGAAGTTCTCAACCTCTCTTTGAGCAGCCTGTATATAGAACCGCATACTTTCACTGCTGAAAGAAGTCCCGTCGCCTCCCTGTATGGTTATCCCATACAGGTACAAAGAAAAAATCTCCGTGGGATTAAATATCATCCCCGTGTTCTTTCTATACTTCATTGTCAAAACAAGTTGTCCCATCTCGCATTACTCTTTAGAAGCGTTTACCAAAAATTCGATGATTTCGGCTTTGGTCTTTTCAGCGATAGCGGTCATGTCAATACCACCCTCTTGACCAAAAGCAATCAGTTCATCTTTCTTCATTGCACCCAATTCCTTGCGGAGAGCAGCCTCTTCCTCTTCCGGAGTAGGAATTTCCTCACCACCTTCGCCACCTGTTACTTCGGGGTCAGCGTCTCCTTGAGTTTCCTCGCCTGTACCCTCTGTTGGGTTCTCTACGATAGTTTCAGGCACAGGGGGTGTAACTGTCTCGGCTGGGGGAACGGTTCCCGCAGCGAGTTGAATACGAGCCTCGTGTTCACGATTGTATTCGTTCTTCCAGTTTTCAACCTCTTGCTCAAGTTCCTCAATCTTCTTTTTGTTCGCTGTATTGACATTTGTCAGGCGAGCAATCTCTTTCTTGTACCACTCTTCACGGTCTTTGAAGTCTGACTTCATCTGAACCTCTTTCGGGGTTTCGAATACAGGCTGTTTGCCGTGTTCGTACAGGTCGGGAATTCCTAACTTGAGGACTTCCTTACCAAAGTCGTCTTCGACCTCAGCAACACAATTCACGAACTTCACGTTCTTACCATTGTAATTGATGGTTTTGTTTCCCGCTTTTCTGTTAAACAGTTTCATAATTCTTTGAATTTATTTATGATTATAAAATTAATGGGGATGGGACATACACCCCATCCCCATCATTATAACGTAATTGTCCTCGTTATTAGGTAGTCGGCAGACCAATCTTACCGATGTTGATAATACGAGCAATCTTTCCAGGCATATACTCTACCGGAGTTCCGTAGTTCAATACAGAGAATGAACGTCTCGGACCAACAATAGCGTAATCCAGTTTCATGGTTCCACCCAGTTCCAGATACTCAATCATTTCACTTCCGTTGAAGTAAACGAGAGCAGACTTGGTTCCGGCAATCCAACGGTTGCGGTCATGAACCTCTCCCGGATTAGCACCGTCCCAACCAGCAGCAAGTTCAGTCTTGCTAACTTCGAAGATAGGGTAGAAATCAGCGATGCCTTTGTCGACCGGATTTGCTTCGGTACGATAGATGACATAACAGGTTTCAGGATAAGCCGAAGAGTTTGCACCAGCAAACTTCAGAGTCACAGACTGAGTTGCGCCAACAGCCTGTTCAGCGTCGTTCAGCAAAACGGGTTCAGACTCTCCGTAACGGTTCTTTGCTGTAACAGCATAGAAGTAGTTACCAGCGTGAACGGAACCAAACATTCCCTTCGCGTCAACGGCAACAGCGACAGGAGTCGTAACATCCTTAATAGGAGCGTTCGGAGCCTTGTCAGAAGTCTTACCACGACCCAACTTAATCGGCTGGTTGAAGTCGAAGTATTTGTCCGCTTTGATGTTCACCTTACCAAACTGAGTGGTAATGTCGTTTACCGACTGACCCATGGTTGCGCCCACAACGCCACCAGCCATACCAACGATAACACGTTTAGACTCGTGGAAGAGTTTCACGTAGTTGTTGAATACGACAGGGGAAGAAACGATACGGTCGATGATACCGTTTCGGTCGTTTACAACTGCCTGAGCAGCGTCCTCAACCAAAGCGTCATTCAGAACAGAACCGTTTGCGTTCAATACGGCAGGGTCTCCGAAGTAAGCGTCAAGCACCTGTTCAGAAGTTTTACCCAGCAAGCCACCTGTGATATCGTTGATACCAGCGATGTGCTGTGCAAATACACCGTCGAACTCTTCAGGAACTTTTGCCGAGTCAGCGTCAATCACTTTCTTGTCAAGGATAGTCTGAAGCAAGATGGTCTTGTTTTCAACTTCCTTGGTGTACAGTGAACCAACGACAGTCTTGACAATCATACCCGGATGAGTAACCTGTCCAGTCACACCTGTGAACTTGACAACGATTGACTTCCGACGATATACAGAGTCGGTCTCAGTAGGAGTTTCGCCTTCCTGATTGAAGATGCCCACTTCCTGACCATACTTGTACAACTGATTGTACTGATGAACAGTATTGTCAATCTTCTGACGGTTCAACTCATTCCAGAACACCAACTGGTCCAAACGGTTTTCAAGGTTCTTCAGCACAGAATCCAAGGATTCAGGTTTCAGACCTCCACCGTTATTCAATTGGTCGTTGTACTGCATACCAGTCAGCAGACCTGCTTCCATCGCCTTCAAGATTTCATCCGAAGACATACTTTCCAACGGATTTGTAGCCTCCGTTCCATTGTAATTGAATAAATCCATTTTCGTATATTATTTAAAGTTTCGTACGAAATTATTTCACGAGGCGAACGTTCTTCTTGTTATACATATACAAGGCTGCGTCTTTACCTATGTCCCCACCAATCGGGTCAAGCAAATAGGCAGTTGTATTGTCACGCAAAGACTTCTGAATTTCGGGGTCGGTTTCCTCATCGATTGATTTAGTAATCAATTCACGAACAACCGCACGGTCACGAGATACGCTCAGGATGGTTTTGTCATCCTCGTCTTTCGCTCCACCGCCCATTTCGAGACTCTTTTCGATAACAGCCTTATTCAGACCAGCGGTCTTAAATGCAGGAGCAGTATCGCCAAAAGCAATAATCGCTTGACGCATACCGTCCAAAGATTTTTCAATCTTGTCAACGACAGGAGTCAAAGCCTGTTCAATTACTCCGGGAAGAGATTTCATGAACTCACCCTGAGACTGAGTAACCTTGCCAAGCAAGTTGTCTTCGATGCTCTTCATGATATCCGCAGAAATTGACTTGGCGATGTCGTCTTTGTCTTTACCCTTGTCAGCACCGCAACCCTTTTCAACATCGTCTGGGTCTTTCTTGTCACCATCCTTGTCATCAGGGTCTTTCTTGTCTTTTTCTTTGTCCTTTTCTTTCTTCTCGTGTTCACCGTCTCCGCCGCCTTCACCATGGTCATCCGGACCACTCTGAACCGACTTCTCTAATTTGATTGAGCCGGAATCAATCCAACCAGCAATCACCTCTTCTGAGAACCCACTACCAAGCAGGGACTTAACGAGGTCGTCATTTTTCTGTTCATCTGTTAATTGTACCATAATCTTTTGAATTTTTCGGTTTAAAAATATTACAAAATTTCTTTTCCCTAAAATGAGTCGTCAAATGTCTTCTTGAACAATGCGGAATTTTGAGTCAATAATTATCCTCTTGTTTCCAACTACCTGTTCGAACATGATACTCTTTCGTAGGTGACTCTTCAAAATTTCACCCGTAGGAATAAAATCTTGCATTTGAATCCCCTTCACAAAATCGATATACGAATTGAAATTCACAGGTGTGAACGTCAGAGCAATGTTATTGATAATTGCTTTCGTGATATGCTTTTCATTTTTCGGGTCTCGCTCGAGTGCTTTGCCCTCAATAGACATTCCAGGCTTTCGGGTTGAACCGCTTTCACGCATTTCAATACACTTATCCCAAAAGGCTCTCGCCTCGGGAGACTCGCTCCACAGCTTCCCTTTCACCCAAAACTTATTATCAACTATCTTCCCGTCAAGCGGTTCACCAATCCAAAACCTACTCTTCAGCTCTTTTGCTCGAACTGTTAGGTGGTCAAGATTGAATAAGCCGTGTTTCAGGAAGTATTGAATCTCGAAGCCGTTTGGCTCCATAGAGTCACCTTGATAATCCTTGCTGTCATCACTTGCGATACCCTCAAAGACCATGTTCTCGTAGCGACGTTCATCGCCACGAGGATACTGCATCGCTTCCTCAGACTTCATAATGTCAAGAGGAAGCCAGAAGTTGAAATCATTTGGGGTTTGCTTCTTCATTGAATCCGTTTTTAAAATTCTGAGACAAAATTACAAATCATTTCAGAAAGTTACAAATATTGGGTCACCAACATAATCGGTTCCTCTTTCATTCGCTGCCATAAATTCTTCATGAGGTGTCCGGACTTTCATCGGTCCCACCATCAAGGAATATTTCATTTCCTCGAGAAGACGTAACATATCCGAGTCGTCGCCTGTAAACACAATTTCGCATTCAGTCAAGCGGTTGGTCGCTGGGTCTTCCTTATACCTTGTATCATGAATGATTAGAGGCTTCAAGAACTTCAGATGTCCGTTCTCCCCAACTGTCACTTCCTGCATTCCGCTGATACCTTTAAGAATGGTTTCGACACACTTCATCGGGTCACGAACAGGAACAGCCAATTTTCGCTTGTCTCCGTCCATTGATTCAGGCTCAAGCGGTTTCACGGCTTCAATATCCATAGCCTTTTTCAGGATTGAAGTAAATCCCGGAACAAAAGCCTCCGGAGTAATGCGTCCTTCCTCAAGAGCTTTCAACAACGGTTGGGCGGCATCCATTTGCTGCGGTTTCATCATCAGGTCAAGAACGATACGTCCTTGGTCAAAGATGAACGGCTTCAAAGGCATTTCCCCAAGGTCAATGAACTCTGCAAAACAATGCTCACTCGCATCAACTGTTACAGGCTGGTCACTGTCGACATACACCTGATAATATTTAATGTGGGCATCCGCATTCTTATACTCCCCAAGATACACAATTCCTCTATCCGCAAGGGGGTCAAGATTTGTTTCCTCTTTAAGTTCACGTAATGCAGCGGTCTCAAAGTCCTCTCCTGGGTCGACATGACCTCCAGGGATACAAACCTTTCCAGTAGGACAGAACTCCTCAACTCGATGTAATATGAGAACTCTACCAGACTTGTCCAAAGCAACCACATCAGCATATTTGGTTGGCTCGCCTGTAATTGACTTCACGATGTCGAAATACACCTGTTTAGTCATCTTCCCTTCCCGATACACCAGCTCGGCATTATCAAGAGCGTCAATGTCTTTACAGGCTTCCCCAACCTCAGGGTCATTACGATAAGCCTCCAACGACTTCAGAATTTTGTTCCTCTGGTTTACGGCTGATGTAACTTCCTTTTGATGTTCTTTTAGGAATCCTCTATATTTCTCGAACACTTCGGATTTCTTCTGTTCCGGCAAACCATCAACTCCGTCAATCACTGACTTCTGAATTGAAAATTTATCGGACAGTTCCTGCCCAAGCAGGTCAAGTTTCCCGAGCTCCGATTTCAGATTCCGGTAATCCTCAATTTTCTCTTGAGCTGTCTGAATACCAAAAAACTTCTTTAAATTCATATCTTTTCGTTTTAAACTGAATATTCTTTGTTTCCAATAGTTATCTTTGCTCGGCTCTTCCGCTCAACTTTTCGTTGATAATTCTTAGGAGGCTCAAACTGTCTCGTATCAGGATTCCAAACATATCCTTTGGGGAGATACCTTAAATCACACCGACAGAACGGGTGAACAGGGTGTATCGTCGCTTTCCAATCTTTCGACTTCACACCATAGTTCGTACCGTTTGCCATGAGTTCCGAAAGCCTGAACACCCGTGGCTGGCTCCCGATACCCCCTGTTAGGTATAGTCGTATGCAATGGCGACAGGCTCCAGGGAAGACATCAAAGTAAACCAACGGGTCGGGGTCTTCTTCCATCATGATTTCGGCTCTTCCGAGATTGTATATATCTTGACTTTCCGTCTCAACGATACGTCCCCAATCCCGCTGCCAATCATTCATCTGGTTAGCGAGGTTTGAAGTAATCTTCTTGACGGAACGCTTCTCGAACGTGCCTTCGAGCATCTCCTTCCGTAAAGTCGCATCAGCCTTTGCCTGCTCTTGAGCCTGTAAGTAACTGAGTTCCTCTGCGGAAATTGATGCTCGGACATCGTTCTTGATGCGGTCGGCAAATCCTTTGATATGAGTATAAGTTTTGTTAGCGGCAACCTTGTAGAACGCCATTTCCCTCGCTGTGGGCTCAAATAAGCCCATTTTAGACAGAAACGCAGTAAACTCGGAGTAAGTCATCTGAGCGGTGGCTTTCGTCCCAACAGCAGCCGAAACACGACCAAAAAGAAACGCTTGATAATGGGAAGGGAATTTAGGAATCAGTTTCACCAAGTCAACCCCTTTCTTCTTCAGGAGCGCAAGGTCTTCAGTTGTTAGGTAGTCTTTCCCCAACACCTGTGCAACCATCTTCACTACTGCGAGGTCGATGTTTGTCAAAATCTTCTTTATTTCATCTTCCGTGAATAACATTATCTTTTCTTCTTTTGTATTTCAACCATAGTTTCAACAACGTCTCCGAACAGTTTAACAGCGTTGAACGCATTCTTCCCTTTACCCTCGTATTCCTTTTGAACCTTTGGATATCTCATCGGGTCGACGTGATGATGAATTCGGGGTGATGCTGGTGCTTTCATTTTCTTATTCCTAATTGTGAATCAATGAACTCCAAAGCCTTTCCGAGAATAGGGTTCTCCATAGACTTTTCAACCATCATCGCCTGTATAGCCTCTTCCGCTGTTTTAGGTGAGCCATTTCCTTCTTCGCCATCGACGATTTCGTTCATGCCCTCGCCACCCATCATTTTGTTGGTTTGAGCCGACTGATACACCGTGTTAAGGATAGTGTCCTTATTCGGGTCGAACTTTCTGCCTGAATACTTTTCGAACATATCCTCGAGCGATACAAAGCCAGCCTCAGACTTCTTCTTATCCAGTTCAACCTGTGCTGCCTCGTCCTCGATTTCAATACCTGTAAACACGAGTTCCAAGCGGTCGTCAATTTCGCTGATGATATACTTATTCAGGATATTCTGATAGAACACTAACAGCGGAGTCAGACCTTTCTGTTTAGAGTGGTCAAGACGTTCCTTCTGTCCTTCCTGTCCAAATATACGGGCAGCGTCCTGGAATTGAAAGCCCAACTCCGATGGGTCCATACGGTACACGGCACACGCAATCACCAATAGGAACTTAATCCATTCAGTGAACTCCATGTCTCGGTTCGTCTGCTGTAAATCAATCCACTCAAGGTCTATTCCCTGAATGACGGGTATCTTGTGAGAATTGTACACGGTACTCATCGTCTGTTTCCAATCCTGACGAAACTCGTTCAGGGTTCCTTGGTCGACGTTTCCGTTCTTCACATTGATAAAGCCTTTCGGCTGACTACCTTGTTTGAAGAAGTTACCATTATACTGCATTCCCCACAAAATCCATGTCACGATTTCAATCAACGTTTCCAACTCCGAACAGCCGTATCCATTACGCAACACGTTGGTCGTCTTGTTACGGATACCATAACCCAACTCCCACGGATAGAAAACTACATACTCATCTGATACAGGGTGACGGATAATCTGCCCATCCCATACCATAGCATAGCGAGGCAAATAACCATGCCAGCGGAAGTTCTCGAACATCTGTCTGTATCGTGGGTCGTTTGTGTCTAACTGTCGTATCAGGGCAGCGTCAACGGCACGATACTTCTTGAGGTTCATGTTCCTTGCGCGAACGAGTTCAAATGTCATCTGGTCAAGCACAAGAGAGTCTCTCAATACTTTACGGGTAAACTCTTGAAAGTTATCCTCGCATTCCCATTTGTCATTCTCTCCACCGTCTTCAAGAAAACGAACTATGTAATCGACAATCTTCTTGTCTTTTGCTGACAGTTCCTTTTCGTCGGAACCCTCAGAACCTGGGCTTCGCTTGTAACGAATTTGGTATCCTGGCTTCTGGTCGTCAACGCTGTATTTCAAAAAGTTCTGAACCTGTTCAATACGTGTGTTGATGATAGCCTTAATGATGAAGATATCGCCCATTCGGTTTAGAGTCCCAAATGCTATACCGTTGTTCGGGTCGCGATACCCCTTACCATTGAAGCCTATCTCCGACGGGTTCCAAAGGATTGATTTAATTTCCGGCTGGGGTGCTCTCCTAACGTGCTTCTGTTGCTCAGCGATAAACGCTTGTGCCTTCATCACCTCTTCAAAATTCTCTGAGTTTAGGGACTTCTGAAGACGGTTCCTCAACGCTATCGGAGCAGCCTGAGCCATGATTTGGAGTTCCTGAAGAGACAGTCCATCAAGACCGTCTATGGGAGCCACATTATTGGCTCCCACTGAACTCCTGTTTTTTGATGAACGGTTCTTCTTACTTCCCATAATTAAATAGTTCCAGGAGTGACGTATGTTTTGGCTTCATAGGTACGACCACCGTAAATGAAACGGATAGTGAACCAAGTTACCATTTCCGGACGCAAAATACCCAAGTCTTTCACGATTTCAAACATCAGTGAATTGGAAGCCTTTGCGGTCAGCGTTTTCTTGTCTTCGCTCAACTTGCCCAAGTCAGCAGAATTTCCACGGAACTCAAGTTGTCTTTCGTCGGCAAATACCTGCACTTGATACTCTGATGTTTCCTGTTCATCAGCGTCAGCAGCGATTTTCTTGAACTTCGCAACCAGCCAAGGCAGCGATGCCTTAGAAGCAGCGTAATCGTACTGGTCTGTATATGATTTGGGAACCACAGCATAATAGGTCGCTTCGTTAAAAGCCACACCCAGTTGCAATCCAAAGATTGTACCTACCTCTTCCGGCACACCAGAAGTAAAGTCAGCAGACTCATCAATGATAAGTTCATTGCCCTCGTAGCATTCTACTTTACATTCACAGGTCTTAGCAGCATTCAGCATCATCGGGATAGTCACTTCGTCTCCCATTTTGAAATTCAGACCAGCCTGTACCAGACCATGATAATTTTTACCAATGAGTCCGGTCACCATGAAGTTGTTAATAGTTGCTAACCCATCGGTCTCAACCGTAACAGCCTCCGCACCTTTCGAATAAACATATTTCTTCATCTCTTTTATGTTTTAATTCTACATTTATTAAACGATACAAATTTACAAACAAAAACGGCACTAATAAAGCATGATATCCTTATTCTTTCTTTTGGCTCTCTTTACCACGCTTTTCCAGTTCCCCCTTAACTTTCATTATAGAATAAAGCAACTCCGCTCTCTGAGACTTCTTGATTGCTTCAAAGTTCTTATTTAAATCGTTCACAAGTCCTTTCTCCATCTTCTTAAGATTGTCGGTAGGGATATTCTTAATGTTTGACCACTTTTCATCAACCCCCTGTCGAACTTTCTCTGACAGGTATTTCTTCAAATTGACCTTCCCACTGTTAGGAACATCATCAAACTTGATGCGGGTGTACACTTCAGCCTCTTCATTGGAAGTTTCCTTTATTTCTTCTTTACGCAATTCAACCTTTCTAATCACATCCTGAACCTGTTCAACATCTTTTGCATCCTTATTTTCAGAAAGATATTTCTTCGCATCAGAAATAAACTTATCAGCTTCCTCCTCATTCATTCGATAAATTGGCTTGTACCCAGTTCTATCAAAATATTCCGGTTTTTGAGACTCTTTTGGTTTTTCGCCTCTCAATTTAGCAATCACCTCTTTTACTTGTTTCACACGCTTGTCGTACTTCTCTTTCCCGTCACGCTTAATCAAGCGTTCTTCGTTGTCCTGAAGATAAGACAATTTTCGACGAGCCTCACGCAAATCATCTTTATCGGCTTCGGAAGCCTGTCCAGACGCTTCTTGTTTGGGTTCTTCTGATTTTGAATCGTTAAACTCAATCTCATACTGCATGGCTTTTCGTTTATCAAGTTGTTCAAGCGAAATAGTAATGCCATCACCATTAGGGAAGTCAATTTCTGCAATTGGCTGTTTTTCTTTTCCATAAAGACGAACTTTCTTAATTTCGCCTTCAGCATCTTTATAGGAGTCAACCCCATCAAAGAAATATTCCTTGAAAGTTATTTTCTTTCCAACCAATTCTTTCTTGGCTTCTTTAATGTCCATTGGCGCATACTGTTTCCCTTCAGATTTTGCCTCTGGCTTGGTGGCTTCTTTCTTTGATTCTTCTTTCTCCTCAGGTTTCTTTTCACCTTTGGCTTGCTTAACAGCCTCTTCCGCCATAGTCTTCTTCGCTACGAGAGTGTTAATTTCCTCAGGGGGAAGTTTCAACTTTCCTTCGTTGACAGCAGCGATGACCTTATTGATAGCCTCAAGTTGCTGTTCCGGACTCATTTTATTGGGGTCAGTCTTTTCAGGCTTCTCTTCCTCTTTCTTTTCAGAACCGTACTTCTGCCCCACGCGATGTTTGCGTCTATTCTCAGAAGTATCAGCATATATGCCTGAACGAGATTTTTCTAATCTTTCATTCAAAATTGATTTTTCTATTAGTGTCGTCATATTCCTTACAGTTAAATTTGATTACGCAAATATATTACGTTATCTTGAATAATCAAAGAGTTTCCCGAAGAAAACTCCTAAATTATTCCCAGGACTCAGGAAGAAGCGACTCTTTCCCGAGTTCTTTAGCACGCTTTTTAATCCACCGTCTCGCAGCGGCAGGGTCTTTCGCCCGACCAACACTACGAATGGCGTCTTTCAAATCCTGAGCATTACGAATAGGGAAAGAGCCATCTTTCATGGCTTCTCCCTCTTTCGCCAATTCACGTCTTTCCTTTTCCAGAAAATCGTGTTTATTCAATGATTTCTCAAGCAGCGTTTCCATTATTCAACCGGAATTTGGTTCTTGTACGGCTGACCCACACGTCCCAGACGCTGATTGTCAGGGGTATCAGCATAAACACCTGTTCCCAACGACTTCATGATGTCGCCCTCTGTTTCACCGTTCAACGATTTCAGGAACTCCAATGTAGGAGAATAAGCCTGTCCAACACGGTTCAGGCGACGATTTTCAGGGGTGTCACGATATACACCTTCCAAACCTTTCATGACAGTTCCATCAGCAGCCGTTTCCCACTCAACCTGTTTAGGACGATAGAAGCGAATGACGTCTTTACCCTCTTCGTCAGCGCATACGGCTTTCTGAAGATACATTACGTCAGCCACGAAAGCCTCTTTCTCCTCGGCTGTAAGTTCGTTGGCACGACTCTTCATGATTCCTTCCTTGTAATAGGAAGCCACCTCATCGGGTGTGAATACCTCGTATCCATTGTTACGAGCAGTTTCCTCAAACAACTGGAGGGAAACTTTCTTTCCTTTATTTTCCATACGACTTGTAAAATTAAAAATTCTTTGTGAGCAAAGTTATTCATAAAATTTTAATATGGTAGGAGTGAGTTCAACGGTATGGCTCTAAAATAAAAACGGGCAGTGAGAAGATTCACATCCTCTCATGCCCCAGATTTCTGTCAAATACTTAAAACCTAAACTTTTCTTTAATGAACAAAAAGAATCTTCTTCAAAAACTTCTTAGATGTCAAACAAACAATGTAAATCAAATCAAACTTTAGACGATGTTCGATTAGGCGAACCAGACCGAACACAAATATAACGCTATCAATGCACAAAAGTTTTTCTCATTTACATTTCTCCTAACAACATCGGCTGCGACAGCAGCCTCTCAGGGCGAAGTCCATCGAAGATGGCGAAGCCTGTAAATTCCGAACGCAGTGAGGTGTGTTTTCGACGTGAAAATGACTTCTTAAAATTTCCGTTCGGGACTCTAACTTGTATTCTATTGAAACTTCTATTGTACTCATATATTGATACACAAATTTTCGAGTCCGTGAGTCTTCCCTATTTTATGGGGAATCTTCACCCACAAATTTTGTTTTATAAAAGGTGGTTTGAGCGCAGTATAAAAGGTGGTCTAAGGGGTTATAAAAGGTGGTTTGAGCGCAATAAAAGGTGGTTTGAGCGCGTCGACAAATTTATAAACAGGCTTTTGAGCGCAGTTAATTTACAGTCTTAATTTGAAGCCAAGCCTGTTTTTAAGGTGGTGGAAATGATTCTACCCCTTTTATAAATTTCCCGTTATATTTGTGTGAAAATTAAACATTATACGATATGAAAAGAAATAAAGGAATTATTCAATCGAACTTGGCGACCTTTGGCGTCTATAAGTTCACATCGTGGCAAATGAACTGTTTGGTTCATCTTGTCGAACAGTTGCAACCTGCTATGTCCCGTGATGTTGACTGGCTGAACGCTGACTTGAAAGTTTTTCAAGAAACTCTTCCCCTGGATAAGAACGGTAATCTTCTCATCCCTATACAAATGAATGAGATTGACAAACACCATCACGGCTCTATCGTTCTCAACGAAATAAAGAAAATGTTCAAACAGACGATTAAATACAACTTTACCAACGAACAGGGTAAATTGGTTCGGAGGGAGTGCTATCTTATCTCTACGATGGATATTGACGAGGATGACAACATCGTGCTGGGGATGCCTGTTACAAGTTTGCGCTGGCTTCTATATTACGGTAAAGGAATAGGAGGCACAATCTACGACAAGAAATCTGTCGTGTCTATGAATGGTGTCTATGCCAAGCGTATTTTCATGATGTTGAGTCGCTGGAAGGATAAGCGTGTCTTCTCAATGAAGATATCTGAACTTATGAATGAACTTCAAACTCCAGAATATGCTGTTAAAGATTTTGAAAAATATGTTTTAAAGACCGCTTTCCGGGAAATGATTAACAACCTCAACTCGGTTCTTCAGTTCAAATACTCCCTTTCCTATACGGGTACAAAGGTCGGGAAAGGAAAACGAGGATTCGATACTGTCACGTTTAAAGTGTATGATAAACTTTCTGAGGCTCAAATGGAAGAGTTCCTAACAGACTCATGGAGCAACAGAATAAATGCTATCTAATATGGGCAAAGAAGAAACTTTAACAGTGCTGAATCTTCAGGCGGAATGTGACCGTCTGAATAAGAAGATTCTCTTTCTTGAGAAGGAGAACCGTGAACAGCGCAAAGAGTTGTCCGACTATGCCAAACGAGAAGAACAACTGTTAGGAGAGATTGAAACGCTCGAATCGGAACTTCGTGAGATTACCCGTGAACAGCGTCCTAAATATACACCCACGCAACCTGTGGAATCTGTAGAGGAATTTCTTCATCCCAAAGTAGATACTGGAACTGGGCTGAACCGAGTGGGCAAGAAAGGCTTCGAAGAAAAGTGGGAAGACTTCATGTATGCTTATACAGATGAAATCTTCATTGAGGCTGACCAGCCTGATGTACTTTTCTATCGTGACAGTGCCGATAATTGCTTTGTCACTCCAACGGGGAACACTCGGTTGCCTTTCCCTATTCTACAAGAAGACCTCGACCGCTATAATATCCTGAAAGTTCGACCATTGACTTGCGAGGAAATGGAGGAAGTGTGCAAAGAGTTCGATTTAACTTAAATTTCAATTACAATGGTACAAATGAAGCCTTTTCATTACCTGTATGTCATCATCGGTATGTTGGTGGCTGCGTTCTTTGGAATCTCACTTGGTATGGGTATCACGTGTATGATTCCGGTCTCATTCGTTGTCATTGGGTTGTTCGCTTACCAGAACATGAAGAAAAATCTTCCTGTCGGACAGGCTATCCTCAACGGAGGTCTTCCACCACTGATAGGCGGTCTTCTCATTTGGCTATGCTTTCTACTTGGTAACTGGTTCAATGTAGGTGGCTGATGAAGAAACTGATATTCCTTTTCTTGACATTGCTGATTGTAGGCTGTGCGACAACTCGGAAGACTGTGTTCTTCGAAAGAGTGACTCCACAGCCTCTTTCAGTAATTGACAGCCTGAACACCGTTCACGGCTTGAGCGTCCCTACGAATTTAGACTCGTGGGGAAAGACGTACTTCATCGGGAGCGACTCCGTGATGACCACTGTGTATGTCCTTACTGAAAAGAAGGATAAAGTTCTGTATATCTTTTCAGTCACACAAACGGCTGGAAAGGATGATGTTCTATTCAAATTTAGGCAAGAATGATAACGAAAGGACTTGGATTTATTGAGAGTGGCGTCAATCCGAATGATACCACTTATGCTGCTCCGAAGATTGAACTCCCGAAGCGGTATGAACTGAGGGAACAACTTCGTGTCTATGACCAAGGAAGCAAGGGGAGTTGTGTGTCCTGTACAGTTGCAGAAATGTACAATTTCTATTGCAAATCGAAAGGTCAGGAATCGTCTATCGACTTCGAATACCTGTACAGCCAGCGTTCTGACAAGACTATTGACGGAATGATGCCTCGTGAGGCTTTCGAAATTTTGAAAGGTGAACACCGTGTCGAAGTATTCGCTCGTATTGGCTCTCTGGACGCTCTCAAAAAGAGTGTTCTTACCAATGGGGCAGCACTTATAGCGATGAATGTATTTTCGTATAATGACGACTTTTGGAACGGTGATGAGTTCATGGGTGGTCATGCAGTAGCGGTTGTCGGCTACGACGAAACAGGTCTCATCATCAAGAACTCCTGGGGGACATCGTTTGGTCGGGGTGGTTACACTACTCTTCCATACAATCAGTTCAACAAAGTTCGTGAGGCTTGGACACTTCTGTCTTAAACCTGTTTCCTCCCTAATCATTGAGCACTTCCTCTGGGAGTGCTCTTTGTTTTTCTTCGAAAATCAAGAAGCAGTTTCCCTGTCGCAAGCAGCCGTCGTAATACCTACCTATGAAATTTCGTTCACTTCAGATGTTGCTTTTGAAAAGGCTTTCTTATTTAATACTGCAAACCAACCATCTGCTGTTCCAGGGAATTTTAAAGCATTATCTTCTGAAGGGATGAATATCGACCCTGTTGAATGGGTAGGTTCGCTTCAGGTAAATGACGCTGCCCGTCCAGGCTCATTCGTAAACATTTATCCAGGAGAAAAGTTTTATGTTAGAACGCAAGTATCTTCGGGGTGGATGATGTCAGGTGTATATACATTTACCCTTCAAAATTCTGACCAAGTTTGTCATTTGGGAGACATTATGTAGATGTGGAAAGGGTCGGTGATATCACCGACCCAATCTATTATAAATCAGACACGTTCCCTTGAATATTTACTGTTGCTTTGTTTGAAGACGTGAGGGTAACAGTTACCGTTCCTTGACAGTAATATCCCGGAACCAAAGCGGGACGACCGCCTCCGTCGCCACCTGTTGCGTGATACCACATGGATGGCCATACTTTGAAAGTCCATTTATTAGCACCAGCCGATACAGGGTCTGAATTGCCACAATCACCCATTTGATATTGTAAAATTCCACCATCAATTTGGTTTTTCATAGCAATCGACACAGTTGGTTTGGTAGGACAGTTTGAAACGGTAATCGTAGTGGCATACGACTGTCCTGTGCTTGGACTTGACATACTTGAGAAAATTGTCGTGGGTGATACAGTAATTTTCTCAACGGCTGCTTGCGACAGGGAAACTGCTTGGGTCT